GCAGCTTGTGCAATTCCTAGCCGCTGTGCTAGATCTTGATGACCGTTACCCAATGCATAAGAATGCATATAGCTGCATCCGTTTACAACCAACTGTTGTATCATTTATTCTTCGCCAAGATCTCGTTGATACTGTTTGATTTCTTTGTCTGACACAATCTGCATCATGACATCTATCTCGTCATCTTTGTAAGTAGGGTATATGGCTTGTAATGCTTTGCGGCGTGCACTAGCGCCAGGCTCTTTTTTCTTGGGCGCAATCCAAGGATGTCTTGGCGTACCCATATCAGGACTCACTGTTGTGGCCATGAGCCATTGTAGCTTGGGATGTTTGCTTACATCAAAAAAGTGTTTGTTCAATCTCTCATTGGTGGCAATCACATAAAACTCTTGAAGTTCTCTTGAGCCTTCCACTGCCGAACCCCAGCGTATCATGAGATAGTTGGAAAACTTTTTTCGCTCTTCTGCGGTGAGATCGTCGTAGAATGATCTAACCTTGCGGTCAAACATCTTCATCTCATTGGCAATGGTCAGTTTATCGCTCATCAGTCTTGGTCAATTTATAGATCATTATAGCACGTTCTAGTGCGTCTTGTAAAGTGGGATTGTTACGAGCCTCACGCCGAATTTCGCCCCACATCTTGTCTTCCATTAGATGATCAAGCAAGGGTCGGCCGTCTGAGGTTTGTTTATCGTAGGATATTTGATGTCCAGTCACAGGATCGTATCCATATCCAACCAGCACACGGTCAGCAGGATTAGCACCAACCTCACGAGCATACACTTCATTACCGTTGCGTTCGTAAATGTAAGTAGCACCCGGTTTAAGGGTTCCCATATTGGTAGCCGTATTGTAGGTGTGCCCAACGCAGAAAACGCTCTAGGCCTTCACGATCGTCAGGATAACTTTCCAGATACACTCTGGCCAGTCTATTGATGATTTCAAATAGTTCAGGTTCAGTGTAGGGCATTTACCAGGCCTTGTTATAGTCCACAATCTCGCAGTTGCGACTGACGTCTTTAACAAAGTACACACAGTCAGGTTCTTCATCATCGTTTAGCGGCACAGCCAACATCTGACCATTTTTAAGTTTGGGTGCATACCATGACACTTCGTGGTACACATCTAGTATTTCAATATCAGGAAAGCTGGGCCTAAAACTGGTCAGCGGATTGAATTGGAACACTTTAAATCCACGGTCATTAATCGACGTTAACGGCAACACTTCAAGGTCTCCCATGTCTGGCTCACCTATTAGGATTTGCCAGTCCATGGGCATTCTCAACGTGTACTCACCTATGCGCAGTACCAAGGCAGGTGCATTAAAACTTTCTAAGAATATCAAAGGAATAAAGTGATAGTCTGGGTCTGCTGGATTGCTGTTGTCTAAAATAGCAAACCGCATGTCATCAACTTCTTCTGGAAGATGATCTAGGTCGTAGTACTGATTGTCTAAAGTTAATATTCTCATATTGTTGTAGTTTACACTTTTTGTTTACTGCTGTCAAGTCTTTTCAAAATTACACCACAGTCCAAAGTCTGGTGCACCACTTGCCAGCCCTGTGCCAGCAGGTACACCACAGCAGGGCCGCATTTGCCAATCCAACAGTCGTTGTAACAGTAGGTGTCATCAAATGCCACAACTGCTTTTGGTGCCAGGCAGCGATACAATAGCATTAACTGAGCTAGGTGTTCAATCTGGCAGGCTTGATTGGTCATTGCAACACCACGTTCAGCGTATTCAGCCATTTGTAATTGAATGGCCGGGCGCACATCGTTTATATCCCAAATGTAATCAAAATTGTCTAGGTACAGTACATCAATGTCTGTGTGACTTTGAGCAAAATTTTTAGCCCAATCGGCGCCAGGCTGTACCACAAACTCTGTGTTGACAAATGTAGTTTCCCAACGACTTTTGGCCTTGCTACTGACGTCTACAGTAATGAGTTTTTTGTTATGATCTGCGGCCATGGCGTCAAGCCATTGTGTGCTGCCTTCGCCTCGGTCTGAACCTATTTCAACAAACACGCTGTTGGCAGTGGGCTCTAAATATGTGCCAATGTGTTGATATACTCTTCCCATCAATAACTCACTTTCCAGTTGCGAATTGTTGGCACATAGGTAAAAACAATGTCTTCCCCTGTACTAAATTGTTGACGAATGTTTTTAGCAACGTTTCCAAACCAACACTTATTATCATTAAGCACAACGTCTTTGTAAAACGCTTGCCATCGTAGAACTATCATTGAATTAACAAATTTGCTAGGCACTGTAATTGAGATTCCAGCCTCGTTAATGTGCCGAGACAAATTAACTTCAACAGCATTAGTAGCGTGAAGTTTTTTAAGCTTCAAATCTGTAAATCTGTCTAGCATGGTGAACAAACGATTGAGTTGATTAGCTCTGAATACAGTATCTTGTAAACTGTATTGTTGAAAAAAATCTGCATTGACACTGTCAACAAAATTTTTATCTATTGAAATTGTTGGGGAAAATTCATATGCTTCACTGTGGCTAAGATCCAATACAAACACAGGATGGTCTTCGTATACTTCGGCCCAAATTTTAAATCCGCCAGGTATAAATTCACCACAATGTTTTGTTGCATGGTTACTCAACTGTACAATATCTTCACCAAAAATTTGTGTGTTAATTGTTTCGCTGACATAGACATCAGCAGGAATATCTAATAAAACAAAATCTCCGTACACGGCTTCAATGGTATTACTATAACCAGCTCTAGATAAATTAGCACACAGATACTGGTACCTAGCTTCATTTCTTTCAACTGCAATGACTTTTTTTGCACCAGCTTGAGCAGCTAATACACTAAGAAGGCCAGTACCTGCACCAATGTCACAAACTACCTTGCCAGGTGCTGCCTGATCTATTGCTTGTTTGTAAAAACTATTCCTACCAGTATCATTTAACATGGGTAGGAAGACACCATCATCTTTAAAAAAGTCCAGGCTCATTTGATCTTCATCCACTCAAGTTTTTCTTGAGTAAACGGATAGTTGGCTTCTCTGTAGAATTGTTTGCGCTTGGTCAAATGACGTTTGGCAAATTTACAGGTTGAAGTTATGTCCCAGATTTGAACATGCTCTTTGTCTTCTGCTTTTCTTATCCCGCGTCCAATGCTTTGGATAACGCGGACAAAACTTTTCCCGGGTTCCACAAGAACCAAATTAAAAATCCTAGGGATATTAATACCCACAGCGGCAACACCATAGGTAGCCACAATAATCTTATCAGTGCTGTCCGCCACTTCGTCATATTCATCTTGTCTATCTTTTGCTTTGGTTGCACCTGACACAAACACAGCACGTTCGCCCAGTCGTTCAACCAACTGTCGGCCGCATTCGGTGCGATCCACCAGTACTAGGGTGTTGCCTGTTTCATTTACATGGCGTATGAGTTCACTCATGGCATCTAGTCTGCCTGACTCTTCCAACAGGTATTTAAGCTCGCTTTGGTAGTTGGAGTACTCCACATGGTCCTGCAACTGCACAATGTTCACATGACACTGCGCTAACACCCCTTGTTGTTGCAGCTCATTGGCACTGAGACGGCCTATCACTGGTCCCAGGCTCACCAACAAGGCTTGGCTTTCAAACTTTTCTTTGGGGATGGTTCCAGTCAAACCCCAGCGAATTGGCACTCTTGCCATCACGCTTGTGAGCAGGGTTTTGAGTGCATCTGCTTTGGCCATGTGTACTTCGTCTACCATCACACACACCACATCCTCAATAAAGTCTTGTATGGTCACTTCACCTACTCCAGCCTTGGTATTCTTTAACAAAACATTTAGACTTTGCCAAGTGCAGATGGTATGTGTGCGTCCATGTTCTTTTCTGTCGCCAAAGTAAACACCCACATCCAAGCCAACATTGCGATAGTCTTTTTCTGTTTGTGTAACAAGACTCTTGTTAGGCACAATTACAATACTTCGACCGTGTGGCTCTACTGCGGCACTCAAGGTAGCTGTCATTATAGTCTTGCCTGCGCCTGTGGCCACTTCCTGTATGCATTGTGGGTTGGTCAAGAAGTTGTTCACAATCTCTACCTGATAATCACGCAACATGATAGGTTCACCTTCTGCAGGATGTCCTTTGGGCCAAGTCTTGTGTGCAAATGTTTGTTCTGTAACTTGATCAAACTCAAATGTAGTTGAGTAGTCGCGTTGATCGTCTAGCTCAACATCCCAGTTATACTGTTCCAGTATGGGCAAGATCTCTGGCAAGAGATTGGTGTAGGTTGATCCACCCAATTGGAAGTAGCTGACTTTTCCATCCCACCTGCCCAGTCTCACTGCGGGTAGATATCTAGCATAAGGCACATCATACTTGAATGCTGTGACCAAGCGGCGACGCATGTCAAGGTCTAGGCCTTCTAACTTGATGTTAACTTCATCTCGAATTTGTATGGTGCATCGTTTCATTGTATATCAACTTCAAGCACACGTTGTTGGCGTGCTATTTCTTGTATGAGTTGTTGTGGTTGTCCGGCATACTGCAAATCTGCCACAGGAAAACGCAAGGGTTGTGCTATTGCATTATACACACTTGTGATGCCATGGGCAAGAAAAAAATCTTGGTGTTGATCAATGTACTGTTGCATACCTGGCTCTTTGAAGCTTAAATCGTGATTGAAAAATACCACATGAAAATCGGCACTGTAGTGACCAAAAGGTCGGAATGCATCCTCACCTATATACTCATCATTGTCGTGTGCTAGGTCCTCAACTGTTTTTCCAATTTCACAATAATTGAGATACACAGTTCCAAATTGTATTTGCGTTTCGCCCCATTGCGCCAACTGCACAGGATCAAGTTTCTTTGTCTTGGGCATACCAAACCAAGTGCAAACAAATCTTGGTTTCACACCTTCAAGCACAGTCTCACATCTATGTACTGCCAGGTTCAATTCTGACAGTGCCTGTCTCACAGCAACTGGTGCCTGTTGCCAGTATTCTGATGTCTGTTGATCTAGCAGTCCATGGTAGCGTTCAAAAATGTTGTGCAAGTAATTGAGACAGTCCTGGCTCCAATCAAACCCACGTTCAATAATGGCTTTATGTTGGTTGATTGTCGTGATACATTGTTGGATCATGATTTCGGCGCGAATACGCTCTTCCAATTTGGAGCCAAAGCCGTAAAATCTATCTGGATGATCCAAGGGATAACTGCCGCGGGCTTGCATACGTTCAACCCATAACTCAGCAAGCGGGGTTGATCGTATTTGGAATTTTAGTTCTAGTCCGTGGCTTAGATGTATCAGCAGATGTTGCGGCATTGTAACAGTATATACTTACCGCTAGAAAAAGTCAAAAAAACAGGGACCGAAGTCCCTGTGTAAAGCCTGGGCCGGAGCCAACCGTTTGTATGCCCAGGAAAACTAAACCATCGCTATTGCAAAAATAATCAATGCCAGTATGGTGCCAAAGAAAGCCTTATCACTATCCATGTCAGTCTTGTTTGACACAAACAAACCGCACTTCTTTGGTTGTGCGTTTGACCAGAGCCTCACTCTGTTTACCAGCTGTCATGCACACTGTTTCGGACTTAAAGCCCGAAACAGTAGTGATAGCCATGCTATCCTTTTCACTCAGCATGCCAGCATGCACAAACAAAATCAGTACCCAACTCATATCATGCTCCGTAATACTCTAGACATTTGACTGTGAAGCCTGCTTCACGCTGTTCATCTGCTTCGTACTCGGTATCCACCGAGTACAAATACAGGTCGCCATCCCATATTTCATACATGTTAGGCTGCCTTCATGCAAGTGGTCTCTGCAAGACGCTTCCAGTTCAACACTGACATCTTGCGCAAGTCGGCAATCTTCAACGCCATACGCAAACTCATCTCACGCAAACGATTCTGATTCTCGTCCATGAAGTTGATAATGTCGTCATGCACACACTCTTCAAAATCGTAGTCTGCAAACAATATACCATCCTTGGCAATCTGCTTGATACGCAGGACCTTGTCACGCATGGTGTCAAGTGTCAAGTCCAAGTAGTGGCATCGGCTTTGCAGTGCATCCAAGTGGTCCCGCAATTTCTGCGAACGCATGGTGTCAAACTTCAAGTTGGTAATAAAAATTACCGAACCCTTGAACTCAAAACTGTCTGGAATACCCTCATGGCTCAATACACGGCTCTCGCTCAACCAGGAAATCTTACGCTTCTTGCCGGAGTCCAGAGCACCCTTCAGCAAGTTAAGAGCAACGTCGTCCAGCAAGATGCTGTCACAGTCATCAAACACCAACACACAATTGGCATCTGAGTATTTGTACAGAGTTTTGTACAGGCCGATAGGACTGGCTGAGCCTTTAACAACCTCGGCCTTAAGACGTTTGCCAGCCAGCTTGTCAAACAAAGTAGCCTTGTCAATCTCTTGCTCCACACCAAAGCTCTTGCCAACGCCAGGAGGGCCCGACACGATCATGGCACGGATGTCGCCGCCGACACAGGCCTTGGTCATCTCATGCAGGATGTCAAAACGCTCACGGATACGATCCATGGCTTGCTCATCAGTCTCTACAGTCTTCTCAAACTTCACGGTGTTTTCTTTCACAGCTTCTACCCCATTTACATATTCAAAATCGCGAATGCCGTCAACACGGATACGCACCACATCAAACTCCGGGCCAAAATAGCCATCAGATTGTACAGTAACAAACCCGCCTTTGCTACCTTCGCTGTAACCTTTCACCAGGTTAAAGGTAACATTGCGAACGGGCTTGTTGCGATAAACACCGTTAATTACACGAATTGCACTCATAGTTGGCTCCTTTTTGTGCGTTAAAATTGTATTATAGCAGATTGGGATTTATTGGTCAACCGCTTAGGCCGGGGCAAAGAGCTTGCCCATTTCGCTGAAAACCACACGATAAGCACGGGCTTCGTTGAATGTTAGATCTTCTTGGGAATCTTGCATTTGTTCCAGGGTTTCTAATAGACCTTTAATGGCCCAATCTTTTTGGTATTGCTGGACAACTTGCATGGCTTGTTCAAAGTTCATTAGTGGCTCCTTGTTTCTTACTATGCTTCTATTATAGCAAAATGGGAATATTTGGTCAACCAAAAAATAGTACTAAAAAGTACTACTTTTTAAGAATTTCGTAAAAATGTTGGTTAATTGCGTCCATTTCGTCCTGGCCTACATAGAAATCAGTACGGGGGTCATAGTATGCGCCTTCTTTGTTGTCATAATACAACACTCGGCCCGAGAAGTTGAACGGGCCTTCTAGGCCTGGGCGAGCACCGTATTTGTCACGCATGTTGTCAACTTCAATAACCTTGTAACCCATTGCTGGCTCCTTGTTGCTCACTATACCCATATTATAGCAAATTGGGAAATATTGGTCAAACCAAAAAACCCTAGGGTTTAGTAGGGTTCTAAGGTAGTACTAAAGTATACAGAATTATAGAGCTGTTCTGTGGGCACACCATGCTCACGATAGCCCTCTACAACCATGTCAAAGTAGCCTGCACTGGGCTCGCTGTCAAGGTGCCCAGGTTGCATGTAGTAGGTCATGGCCTGGCACACACGGCCTTGGAACAACACTTTTTTGAACCTGCGATTGTAGTAATAAGGATATCCTTCTAGGATATCCAGGGCATTGAGACACTGGGGTGTGATACTCCACAGCACTCCGTCCACATAGCTGTCAGGACATTTTACAACGTCAGCGGGACCGGCAAAGCGAAACACATGATCCAGCAACACAGCACGACCGTGACTCACAGCGGCCGGACAACGTCGGGCCATTCCTTGTGAGTTGGTGTTCATTCCATAGGCAAAATATAGCATAGATCAATTATAGCAAAAAGCTCATAATTGGTCAAGTACTACAAAAGTGTTAGTTCCACAGTTGTTGAATTTGAGGGTGAGTGACTTCGTGTGGCTTGGGCTTGCCATGGAATACCAGCACACTGGCATCGGGACTGAGTCTTACACCTCCGCCAGGCTGGTTGGCTTTCCTGGCTCTAAAGTTCATGCCCCCATCCAGTGCTTGCCATCTAAAGCTTTGGAAATGCTGATCATCAAAGTATCTGCGTTGGCTGGGTTGGATGACTTGATTGATATAGTCTTGATCGCCGGGCCAGCGTGTGACAACTTTGGAAATGTCTTCTTCACAAAACTTATCCCACACCCAACCAAATTTGGTTGTGTCCCAGTACATCAAACTGCTGTTCATTTTGTCGTAGCCAGGCCTTTGCAAATATTTAAAATCTCTAATGGTCCAAAAGCAGTCAAGATGCGCTTCACGTACCCAATTCAAATTGTTGTAGACCACCACATCAAGATCCAGGTACAACAGCGGCCCAGAAAAATGTGCATTGTCAAACAACTGCATCTTGTACCACCATGATCGTTTGGGACCATTCACACCTGGCCATTCCATGAGTTCATGCTTGATCATGTGGCCGGGCACAGTTCTATGCGCTTCGGTGTACACATGCAAACGTATACCATTGGGCAAGTGCCGCGACAACATGCGGTATAATTTTTCTACATAGTCCCAACTGTATGTTTCGCCGTGTATTACACAGGCACAGTCGGTCACAGGGTCAGTGCTGGTTCTATTCTTTTTAGCCATAATCCTTGTTTTATTTCTGTTAAAGTATGTTCAGTGTGGCAAATTTCCACGAGCCACTGCTGTCGGTCCATGTCGTATGGACTCTCAATATCAGCAAAATCAACCGACACCGGAAACGCTAGACTTGTGCGATCAACTATGGGCCTACATCCAGCAATGGCAGCTTGAATTCCTGGTCCTGAATTGTAATTTACCACAGCATGACAATCAAAGTGCATGTCAAATGAATCATAAGTGTTGGGCAATGGACGAGGTTTTTCTATAGTCACCCCAGGTGGCAAAGCGATGGACGATCTTGGATGCGGTCTAACCACAATGGGCCGATCAGTGTGTGCACGTATTTTGGCCATGGTTTCTAATACCCAGTGTTCCATGTTTGGTATGTCTGCTACCTGTTGGCTGTTTCTATGTTGTAGTGCCAGCAGTATTTCAGGCCTTGGTTCATACAGTGTGGCCAAGCTTATACCAAGGCGAGCAGGACGATCCCAATTAAGATTTTCTTTGTGTCCATAATAACCATCGGCTGTGATGTGGTTTACAGAAATCTTCCAGGTGTCGCCACGATACAGTGCACCTATTTCAATTATGACCACTGGTTTATTTTGCTTGCGATAGTGATCAAACACTGCACGATTACCGCGCATGCGACCGTGCCACAGCACTGACCAAATCACTGCGGCATCGCTGTTCATGCTGTTTTCTTGCGTTTGGATTCCGGCGGCTTGAAACGTGTCCAACACAGTGTGATACACTGGTTTGGAATTCAAGGCGGTGTAAGAAGGAAAATAGGCTATGTTTTTGATCACTAAATATCTCACATGAAATACACAGTATGTACCACTTTCAACGCCGACGGATACGAGAATTATGGCCGGCGCATGATCCAAACTTTTTTGCAAAACTGGCCTGTTGATTTGGTAGTCTATGCAGAAGGGTGCACAGTGACCGAATCGTCACCACACCTGGCCGTGCACAATCTTGAACAAGTCAGTCCTGAACTGGTAGCATTCAAAACTCAGTGGCGTGGTGTACCCGAAGCCAATGGTGATGTCAGTGCTGACCCCATTAGATCTCGACGCCGAGACGCAGGCAAAGGATTCAAATGGGACGCTGTGAGATTTGCTCACAAAGTCTACAGCATTTTCCATTGTGCCAAACACACTGACACTGATTGGTTGATTTGGATGGACGCAGACACAGTGTGCCACAGTCCTATAACTACAGAAGATTTAGAAAGATTGTGCCCTGGTACAACAGATCTTTGCTTTTTAGGGCGGCGTGGTAAGTTTAGTGAATGCGGATTGTATGCCATGAATTTGCGTAGCCCTGCCACACAGTTGTTTCTCCAAAAATTTCAACAGATGTATGACCATGCAGAGCAAGGTATCTTTGACCTAGCCGAATGGCACGATAGTTTTGTTTTTGATGCCGTTCGACAAAAAGTAAAATTAAACGAGTTAGATTGGAGCAGTCACTTGATCACTGGTGAAGGTCATCCGCTAATTAATTCAGACTGGGGTGCCTACCTAGATCATCTCAAAGGCAAACGCAAGACCACAGGGCGCAGTCCTGCTACAGATTTAAAAGTACAACGAACAGAGGCATATTGGCAATGAACTGGATCTATCTCAGCAAACACGGCACTGACGGCTACATGAATGCGTTTGCCCAGGGAGCCAATTCTCGATCCACTGTACTAGAAACATGGAACTACAGTGACAGCACTGATCCGCTTGTGATTCGTGGTATTATGAAACACAAAATTTTCAAACAGTGTTGGCAAGATCAACGAAGGTTTCGTTACATGGATACCGGCTACTTTGGCAACCGATCAAGTATGCGTAACCCACATGGTTGGAAATTGTGGCATCGAATTGTTGACAATGATTTGCAGCACAACAAGATTCGCAAATGTCCTGATGATAGATGGAAACAGCTTGGTCTTGACATTCAACCACGACGATATGGTCAAAACATCTACATTGTGATGCCTGAAGAAAAGCCTTGCATTGTTTATGGTACCACTGTTGCTGAATGGTTGCAACAAACTATAGACACTATCAAAGCAAATACTGATAGGCCTGTTGTGATAAGAGAGCGCAATAAAAATAGGCAAGTTCGAGAGTCAGCGCCCTTTACAAGTTTGCTTGATACTGCTCATGCTGTTGTAGTGTACAACAGTATTGCTGCCACTGAAGCGGTGTTGGGAGGTGTGCCAGCGTTTGTTACAGCACCCAGCAATGCAGCCGATCCTGTGTCTAATCGTGATCTAACCAAAATTGACAACCCTTGGTTTCCCGATCATGACATGATCTACGCCTGGGCTTGCCACTTGGCATATGGTCAATTCCATATCAGCGAACTAGGCAATGGTCAAGCACATAAAATTTTAGAGGAGTACGCTGATGCGTAATGATTATGGGTGGTGGTTCCCAGAAACTGAATCACACTTTCCACGTATGTTGAAAAAAAGTGTAGACAAAGGCGGTCCGTCAGAGTATCAACACATTGTAAGGAATCGCAGTGTGGCTTTTTGTCAACAACGTCGACTGGCTATAGATGTAGGTGCTAATGTTGGCCTGTGGACTCGTAGCTTGGTGCGTGAATTTCAACAGGTAATAGCGTTTGAACCAGTGGCTATGTTTAGAGAGTGCTTGTCGCGAAATGTAACTGCGCCAAACTTGTTAGTGCAAACTGTGGCCTTAGGCGACATCAATACCACAGCTCGCATGAACATTACCGAAGGCAATACTGGTCATACTCACATTGATCCCACCAGCATAGGACAAGGCGATACCATAGTGTGCACATTGGACAGCTTTGAATATCAAAACTTAGATTACATCAAACTAGATTGTGAAGGATTTGAGTACAAAGTATTGTTGGGAGCCGTATATACTATCAAACAAAATCGCCCCATTGTGGTTCTTGAACAGAAGCCACATGATGCATACAGTGATCAATACAGTCAATTTGCTGCCATTGAACTTTTGCAATCGTGGGGCATGGTCCGACTTGACCAAGTCAAAGATGATTGGATTATGGGATGGTCGTAAGTTCGTATTATCAAGAGTCAGTTGCACTGGGCACTCAATTTCAGCAACAGAATAAAAGCTGGGACGGCAAAGATACATTTTCATATCATAGACAAATACGAGATGTGGCACACCATTACAATTGCAAAACTGTGTTTGATTACGGATGCGGCAAAGGACGCCAGTGGGCAGAAACTACAGCATTTTGGCCCGACACTACAGTAATGAAGTTTGTTGACTATCTCAATGTCAACAGTGTGTTCCAGTACGACCCTTGTGTTGCAGAATTTGCTGTTGAGCCACCAGATCAACAATACGATTTGGTTATATGCAATCAAGTGTTGCCATACATACCTGATGCTGATTTAGTCTGGGTAAAACAACGACTAATGAAGCTTACTGGTATTGTGTGTTTTATTGGCATGCACTCCCAGCCTCCCAAGGCCAAAAAACAAATATATAACAAAGAACATTTTTCTGCTGAACGCAGTCAACAATGGTACAAAGAATTTTTCAGTGACTGGCAAGGTTCCCAATTACACTGGTGGTTCCGAGATCAACCTTACAATCCTGATTGGATGAATAATGACATTAATTGACAAAGATTATCAACAGCAACTAGCAACCATGCACAGCAACGGCAAGTTCAACCACGGTGCCAAGGCCTACAAAGTTGTTGAACATTTTATCAAACAGTACCAACCCGTCAGTGTGTTAGATTTTGGTTGCGGACATGGTGCACTGATAGGAGTAATACATAGCCTACATCCCACAATTGCACTGGCCGGATACGATCCCGGCAGTGAACAATATAAAAATTTACCTTCCGGGCAGTTTGATGCTGTGGTCAGTACTGACGCCATTGAACACATTGAGCCTGAACATCTTGACCAAACTTTGCGCACAATTGGACAACTGATGCAACGCTGTGGCTGTTTTAGGATTGCTTGTTATCCAGCCAAAAAACATTTGCCAGATGGCAGAAATGCACACCTTGTGGTCAAAGAACCTGATTGGTGGCGCAGCAAACTTATTGACGTCATGGGAGTCCGCATCATAAGCGAGCAAGTGTCAGTGATGGACAAGTCAAACAAGTGGGCCTGGGTCAAAGGCCACGTGTATGATGTCATTGTAGAAAAGGCATAAACTTCTGCCAAATGCGGCCAGCGCGGGCATCATTGTCGCTCCAGTGAGCGGCGCTGAGATCTTGAATCCACGGAGTGCGTTCAGCATCAATTAATGCTGGGTTTTCAATTTGTGAAATATCTTTGTTGGCCACTGTCCAAGAGACACAACTGCCGTCGTCTACAAAGATTGGTACACCAGCCAGTACCGCAGCCACACTGGCAGAACTGTTGAAAAACACAGCAGAATGTGCTGATTGAAGATTATCAATAAGTCGGCTTTGAGTAGGCTCAAGTACGGTGCATCGCCACTTTCGGCCGCGACTGCCAACGTAAGCAGCAAAATCTGCCATGTTGTATTGACCTGGGTGCGGCCTTATATAAATGTCACGCATAGTTACATTTCTAATTTGCTGTATTTTTTCTTGCAACCAAGTTATGGGATCTAGAGTTTTCATAGCAAAACCACCATCACGTTGCATACATATCAAAATATAACCAGTGCGTTTTAGGCGAGGTGGTTGCATGGTAAGATTTAATGCTGACTGTATTTCATTCCATTTTTCTGGTCCACTGTTACGGTTAGCATATTGCGCTCGATCATAAAACGGCCCACCCAGACTGTATCTTAGATAGGTGCCATAGTTGTCAAGGTACTTAAAACAACTAGCATCAATGCACATGGTTTGAAATCCACGACGTTGCTGTTCAGCAATGACATTTTTGCGTAAGGCAATGTTACGACCACCTGTATTGGTTGTGGCCCAACCCAAGATCACTGCCAGCTTGCTGGGAGTGTATTGATGATTCCATTCAATTATGCCAGTGCGACCCTGTGACACTACCCCGGCGGCAAAAGATTCCAAGCACTCAATCTTTCGTGAATGCTTTTTGGGATTGGCCACACTGGATACGTAGGTAACACAATCAAGAGTCATTGAGAATTCGCCAAGCAGTGCCATCTCGCATTTCTGGCTCAGTAAACTGGCAGTAGGCAATGTGCCTGGTCCAGGCCTCTACTTCGTCTAGAGTAGGTATACGTGGATTTTCTATTTCTTCAAGTCGCTGACTACACAGCATTCCTGCAGCATTGGGCCCTAAAGTAATAGCAGGTTTACCACACAACAGTGCTTCGCCAGCGGCAATGCTTGAGTAAGTGACTAGACACCAGATATCTTGTTGTAGAGCCATTTGCATGGTATCAGTGGTTTGTCGTACTGATCGACCTTGTTTTAAACGTGTTACGATTTCTCGGTCAGTGTGCTGTTTTAAGGTAGCAATGGTTTGATCCATCCACTGCTCAAGATCAATGTCATACAAGTTTAACAATTTTTGGCTAGGCGGGGCCAATAAAATTTTGCCGCCGTCTTGCCTAAATTTGGTAAGTTGGAGATTGCACTTGGCAACTCGGTCTCCTGGTCTGTCAATTATGGGGCCAAAATTTTGCACATCATTTTTGGTAACACGATGAAATGTTTTTTTCTTACCGTTGCCAAAATAGCCAGTGTCAAGGTAGTAAAAATCTCTACCTTGCTGTTTGCACACTGCCATCTCTTTGCGTTTGGTAATACCGCGTAGCACCACTGGAGTCATGTTGTTTTCTTCTTTCGACCAAGAACTAATTCTTCCACCAGCTCCTTGTACAAAACTTTGTAGTATGGGATCGTACATGTGTCCTTTTTCCTTATACTTGAAATCTCCAGGTTCTGTGGCAATGGCTGCAACTGTGTGTTTTTCAAGATCACGCACAGTTTGCATTATAGCTTCAAATGTGACACCATAGTATTCGCCAGCAGCATCAACTCGATACTTCAAGATGTCTCTAAACAATTGATGTATTTCAGGAGGCACCATGTCTAAAACATGTTGAGTCAATGGTGCTAACTGTTCATCAGTTTCTTCGCTCATATGTTTCTCTGTTGGCAGTATTCTGTTAGTATGCGTTCTCGGTGCCAATCTTCACATTGTGGAGTGTCAGCAAACTCGTGAAAGCATGGAGTGCCCAAGGTATAGTGCAAGAGCTTGGCGTCGGGGTTTGGCCCGTATTCATCAGGCAACCAATTCCATTCAGGCGGCAGTTCGCCTATACGAGTATCATCTAGCCAGGTAAATCTATGCAATTCGGCGCCAGTGGCCTTTTGCACAAATTCTGGCATTAGTTTACGATTGGGGAAACTGCCACAGTTCCAAAGTATAACACTTGACCAGTTCTTACGTGGATAGTCCTCATTCTTTGACCCAAGATACTTTTCAGTCATTTTGGTTTTGTAGTTGTGCTTGACTACCATTACATCTGCATAGGCATTTCGCAAACCCCACAATTCAGCAATGTCCCCACGTACTACCATATCACCATCAATAAAGATTGCCCAGCCTGTAAATTGCATTAGGTAAGGCACTAAAAATCTTGTGTAGATAAATTGATTGCTACCATCAGTGTGTGTTTCGCTGTAGTCCTTGAACAAGTTAAGTGCAACCGGAATGATTGCAACAGGTCTGCTTGAATTTCGAATGATAGAATTTACGCAAGTGTGATATGCAATTGCTTCTCTAGGATCGTATCCTACAAATACTGGTATAATGTCTTTCATCGGCGTTCAATATCTTCTTCTACACAGTTTTCCCCAAACTGTATTTCAATCAGTTTGAGTGGCTGATCAGTTTCATTGCACAGCTGATGCCATTCGTTACGATTGATCCAACAAGACTCATGTATAGTCATGTGGTCTTTGACATCTCTATCAGTGCTGGAATCCAGTGTGTATACTGTGGCAGCACCTTCGGCCACAAACCAAAACTCTGCTCGCTTGTCGTGTCGTTGCATGCTCAAACAAGTTTTGGGTGTGACAGTGAGTTCTTTGAGTTTGGTGTGTGTACCAACTTCATGTAGCACACGGTAGTACCCCCAGGAGCGATCTGTCTTGGGCTTTTTCCACTCTTCAAGAATCCAACTTGAACTATTGGTTTTGTTAAAGCCACCAACACCAAATGCAAAACTTAGTCTGCTGTTTTCAATATCCATCTCTGGAATATTCTTGTCGGTTCTATCACCACCGTTGGCAAATATCAAATTGACATCATTATCAGTTGTGTCCAGCATGTGTTGTATCAATGCCTTGGCAGATCCATCAAAGTCATCAAAATCCAACACACGGTCAACGCAGACCAGTTCGGTTAGCACTGCGTATCGTTCAGCATAAGGCATAAAAGGCTTGCCTTTTTTACGAGCAAGCCAAGAGTCGCTGTTGAGTCCTACCACAAGCTTGTCTCCCAGTTTGCGAGCTGCCTGTAAGTAGGCAATGTGTCCAGAATGTAGTGGGTCAAACCCACCAGTCACTATAACAAGTTTTTTCATGCAGGTATTTACACCTGTATGTCCTCCATGCCAGCAGTTCTTAGGCGCACAATATGTCCCATTTGCCACTGTTTGGTATCCAACCCTTTCATAATACCCAGCCAACGATTGCGTAGGTATGCTACTTCGTTGATTATGGTTTCGTAGTCAATAACTTCGTCCTCGCCATCCACATACTTTTCTGCGTCACGACTTGTGAGCGCACGAGCATAGCCTTCTAGGTACTTTTGAAAGTGCTTTCTACGTATCTTGCGCAGTTGGATGTTGAGATAGTTCAACACAGCTTCAATTTCTTGAAGCTGGTTGTATCTAAATTCAGTGATACCAGGCAATGCTGTGATGTTTTTTTCCACCAAGCCGCCAATACGACAATCTTTTTTGGCATCCTCAAGCTCACGCTCGTAGTGAGCAATGAAGTCTGGAATAGCACCAAGACTGGCAACTACTCGACTATACCACATCAGTTTTCCCAGTCGTCTTCGTTGTAGTCCTCTTCTTCAGGATCCTCTTCTTCATCTTCTGAGTAGTCCTTGTCATTGTCAAGATATACAGTAAGTGCTCGTTTGATATCACTATCGCCTTTGAATGCGTCACGGATATCTTCGGCATCACAATCATTGTCCATTAGAATTTGAACCACAGTTTCTGCTGCTTCGTTGCGGTCAACTGTGTTTACAAAACGTTTGAGTTCGCCCCAAATTTCTGCTGCTACATGTTCACTCATTCAGTTTCCTCCTCGATGGTACTTACCTCTTCCTTCCGTTTTCCAAATTCAGCCATCACAACATCCAGACAACCATCTTCATTGCTTTCCCAACCTTTGCGGAAGTACTTGATGATTTCGCCATCCAGTGTGGTGTATGCAAGACGATTGCCGTCCTTCTTGAGGAAGCCTTTTTTCTCAGCCAAGTCTGTGAGACCCGAATAAGGATTCATACCTGTTTCATAAGGAATCTTAACTTGCACACCTTCAAAGGGTTTGGCATAGCGAGTTTTCATGACTTTACAAGCTGAACGAATGCCCATAACATCAGTGACTTTGTTGCCATCTTCGTCCTCTTTGAGTTTGAGTTTTTTCATGGCCACAACAATTGATGAGGCGTAAATGAAACCTTGACCGCCACTAATTTTGTCGTCTGGGTCAAACATATCCTGGCTTGCGTATGTGTGATTGGTACAAACCAACCCCACATTGTATGAACCAAACATGTTCACACAGTTACGCACCAAGGCGGTGAGAGCTTTGGGTTTACGTCCTAGATCACCCTTCATTTCGCCTGCATCAAACTGGTTTACGTCAGTGGGTGTTAACAACATGCCCAGTGAGTCAATCACAAACATGACCTTGGGCCGCTCGCCATCAGCTAAAGCCTTGTAGTCACTCATGAACGTGGAGATAGTTTTAGCCACGTCATCAATCATGGCCATTGATAGTTTGAGCAGTTTGCTTTCATTAGTATCAACACCGAGTGCTTTGAGCCAGTCTTCATCAAGAGCGTTTTCACTGTCAATCAACACCACAAAGATACCTTGCTCTTGTGCATTCTTGATAATGTTGCCAGAGCAGATGTAGCTTTTGCCTGCTCCAGATTCGCCAGCAAACACAGTGACCTTGCCCAAGGGAATGCCTCGATTGAAATCTCCTGAGATCAAATAGTTCAAGGCATAGTTGCCGGTACTGATCCAGTCTGTGGGATCGTTAAAGCCAATTGACAATCCGTCAATGCTCTTAGTGATTTCCTTGCGGAACTTGCTTACGTCAAATGGTTTTCCCATGTTTACTCCAGTATAATAAAGTTGTTTGTTACCAATGAATTTTTGTGAAACAGTTGTTTGTATTTTAGCATATTGTTTTCAAGATTGTCAAAATTTGCCAAAGGCATTCGGTTACCTTGACAAGGCATTTGGTAACGTTTGCACCACTGTTGATATTCTATTGGTGCAGATTGATTGATTGTTGGCAAAACGTTAATCTTCAAGGTAGTGTAAAACTCAGAAAAATTGTTTGTATCTGTGTCGTGTACAGGATCGCCATGCAACCATTTTTCAAAACTTAGACTACCCAAATTATGGTACGATATTGACACGTTGTAAACACCATATCGTAAAATTTCAGATCTAAAAGGATTGGCAATCATATAATTTGGTTGTTCGGTTGTAATTTCAAAAGTTGCAGTTAAGTCTTCTATAGCATGAATAACTTTGTTGATTCTGTCAAGTACGCCTGGAATCTGCGTGTCAACTAGTTTACTAATTTGTGGAAACTGTTGATGCACTTTTACCCATTGTCGGTGCAGAGTGTTCAAGTGTGCTTGATTGGTAGGATCAAGATCAAAATCAAAAGCTGAAATTCTTAACTTGGATTGCAATAAGTTGTTTACCAGTCGAACGTTGATTTGCAATTCTGCACAGAGAGACCCTGCCCCTAGATCTGGCATTGTGTAACGATTTAAATTGTTGCGACCAAGTTCAGCAACAAAATAGTTATAGACGTCACAGTCAACCGGATCAAGAGGTATGGTGTCTCCTGTTATAGACCAAATCAATTGAGCCATACAAACCAACAGGGCCCGACGGCCCTGTTATCATTGCTTGTTTTGTCTAGCGCGGATCATGGCCAAGATGTCTTGAGCATTACCGGCTGTGGGTTTGGCTGCTTGCACAGGTGCAGTTGGTGACGCTGCCTCATCCTCGTCCCAGGGTTGGCTAGCTGCTGGTGCTGGTGCTGGTGCTGCCTTTGCTGGTGCTTCGAGCACATCACCATGACCGTCAACAGTGGCTGCGGTGCCTGCAGGTGCTTGTACACCAGCTGGACGGAAGTACTGACCCCAACGCTCAGTGTCGTATGGTTGTCCATCTACACTTGCTTCAAACATCTCTTTGATGACCTTGAGCTCAACGTCTGTGGGCTTCTTGGGCAAGAATGTTGCCAAGTCATACAAGCCATGCTTTTCAATTGCAGCCTGTTCAGCTTCGGTCAATGCAGATTCTTTACGAGCCCACTTAGAACCGTTGTAGTCAGCAAAGCCGCCTTTGCTGCCCTTGCTAATGCGGAAGTCTAAGCCACGCACCAAGTCAGTTGGCAATTCTTCCAACTCAGGATCCATCAAGGCTCCTTTGATAGTTGTAAAGATTTGCGGGCCAATGATGAATCTACGAATTGGATTCTCAGGCGACTTGTCGTCGCTAAGTGGGTTTTCACGCACAAAGCCTTGGAAGAGGTAACTGCGTTTCTTCCAGTACTTGCGACCCATGTCTTCAAGGCTCTTGTCCTTGAACCATGTACGTACTTCTGCCAAGATTGGGCAAGCTTCGCCCCACATCTCAACACAGGGCACCTGTACCATAACCTGTTTTGATTCCATTTCCCCTTTGACGCCGTTGAAAGGCAGTCGGATCATTGCACGTTCGACCCAGAAAAATGTGTTTTTGTTGTTGCCGTCTGGAAGAAAACGGACTGTTGCTGATTGACCTTCTTCCATGTTCCAATGTGGATAAATGCTGTTATCCCCACCGGTGGATTGCCCACCTTGTTTGTTTTCAGCTGCCTGTAGTCGTGCTCGAATTTCTGCTAAAGATGCCATAGTTTTTCTCCTTAATAAGTTGCCTATGTATGTTGCCTATCTAAATTACTTAGATCAATTGTTGCCTGTGCCACAAAAGAAAAAGCGCAAACACTGTAGTAGTATATGCGCTTTTGTCTACTGTGTCAATGTTATTTATGTCATTTGAGCAAAGCCAATGATTTTATTCTTGCCAATTCATCACTTTCATAGTAGCTGCCTGTGATGGCTGCATTGTAGTTGATTGGGTCATCATTGTTGCCCTCACCCATAACAGGTGCTATAGAGCCTGCGGTAGTTGATTCCATTGCGCACTCTGCTAGTCCATGTTCTGGGCAGTATTCGCCTTCCATAGTTGCATTACATGAGCCTTCGATTATGCTTGAGCCGCCTTTGGTTAATTCTTGTCCGCCGACTGCCCCTGCTGCTGCCCCAATAGGGCCGCCCAGTGCCATACCTGCTGCTGCACCGCCTAATGTTCCTAACATGCCTTCATTTACTCCCAATTCGTCTGCCAGTCGTTCACTCACCCACTCGTATGGGTCACCAGTGCGAGCTTTTTTAACTCCATATGGCATATCATCAAAGTAGTAATCGTACAGTGCATCATACAGGTCATCATCTAAATCGCCACCAGCTTCAAAATTGGCAACTTCTTTGCTGAAACGTTTGAGAATGTGATCCAGGGTGTGACCAGTTGAGTCTGTGAGCACACTTTCTTTTACAGGCACGCCTGCGTACTTGAGCATGGCATTGAGTTCTGAGCTTTCGGCTACTGGGGGCTGTTGAGCTGGTGCGGGCGCTGCTGCAGGAGCCTGAGCCGCACCAGGTGCCACTGGTTGTTGTTGGTCAGGTGTGGGTGTTTGAGTTGGCAGTTGTACACCTAACTCTTGCAATCTAGCTTGCACATCTGTGTCATCCCAGATATTGGCACGAGGATCCTGTGCAGCCAAGTTACCAAGGATGTCAAACAATTGATCATCACCAAGGACATCATACAATTGCTCTGTGGCATTGGTTGCATCTGGACCAACGATCAGTTCTTTGCTCATTAAGTCATTGAGTTTGGCCTGCGTTTCGGGAGTGTCGGGCAGTGCCCAGGTCCCTTCAACCAAGCGAGTTGCCCATGATTCAAAAATTTCTGCTTCTTTCATTTTTTCACCTTGTTGTTGTAGTTTGGCTAGAGTAGGCAATGCTGCTTCTATTCTAGCATCTAGAGTTTGTTCAACGAACATTGTTTTGAGGTCTTCAACCAAAGCTTCACCTTCAAGGCTGTCAGTTGGACTCCATGATTCAAAATACTGTTTGTAACCACGGGCTGACCCAAGGTGTTTCAAGTTATTTTGTAAACTGTGATAATACTGTTGTGCTTGTTCTACCAGTTGTTGTGTGACACCTTCAAACACTCGGTCACGGCTGGCGCGATTAAATCTTGACAGCACAGACATTTCGCTCACAATCTCATTAATGTGTTGTCCACGAATGTCGTAAGGTCTGCCACCCTGGCGCACATGTTCCAGCATGGCACGGCCACCGCTGAGATTGCGAAATTGCATTTTGAATTTTTCACCGTCGGCAGTTTCAATAAACAAACTTTCCACGTAACGATAACGCTTGTCATCTTCTCCCAACACTCGGTTGTGATTTATAACCAATCTTGCGTCGGTGGGTTCGCCCATGTAGCTGACTCTGCGTGTGCCATAATAACTTTCAAACAGACCTTCTTTGATGGCTGCAAGACCAGTCATGGTATGTCGAAGTTGGTTGAGATTTTTAGGGCTGAATGTATGGAATCCGTGTCGAGTGCTAAAATTGGCCATTTGTTGTAAAAATGCATACCACTCACTCTTGTCAGGTTCTTCCATGCCCTTGCCAAGATTGTCCCCAAAGAACAACATCAGCTCGTCTTCTTCACCAATTATAATCACTGCTGTGCCGTAATTTTTGCCCGATGCTGATACCCAGTCAAATTTAAAAATTCTTCCTTCTTCAGGACTAACAGGGTCGCCACTTTTGTTGGCTGCTTCCACGTCAAAGTTGTGCGTGGCCAAAAGGTCGTACAAATCGTTAGCAATATTGATATCTTGTGCCATAGTTTTTTATTTATCGCATTATACTGATAAAGGGAAAGGGCTCTACAATGTTGTCAGAGTGGTCTTTGAGGTGCTGATTTAGTTCAGCATGATAGCCTTGCAACAGCAACAGCATGCGGGTGACCAGCAGGCTACTCATCACAAGATCGTCAGTTTCGCCAGGTTTAGCGGCATAACTGGTGCCATTGGCCACAAACGTTTTGAGCTCGCTGATAAAGGGTTTGGAGTAAATTTTCATGCGCCCGCTTTCAATCAAGATTTTGAGCTTGTTGCAAGCTGTGAGTTTGGCTTTGTTGGTAGTGTTAAAACCCTTGCGAAATCTACGTCCTGTGCCAGCCACCACAGTGTTGTCACTGAGGAAATACCCTGGGATGTTTTCTTCACCGTACTCGTTGATGGAAATCAGTGCAGCTTCGCCAATGGTGTTGTTTTCTACTGAATAGTAGATTTTTTTGTTGTCACCCACAACACTGTATAGTTCTTTCACAATGTCAGCCAAGATACGTACCTGTGTGGGCACGTCAGTTTTGTTGTGACGCCACTCGGCAATTTGCTCTGTGGTACTGGCTTCGAACACTTGAATGGCCGCAGGGTCACCGCCGGTGCCCAAGCTAGGGTCTAGAGCCACTACATAAATTTCATCTTTTTTGGGTTCACGATACCAGCGCACTTGTCCAGTTTTGCGTGTGGGGTCTACGCCTTCTAGGCCCAACAATTTAATTGGAGATATCAAAGTTTCATCATTGATCACAAACTCGCAGTCCATTTCTCTGCGAAAACGTTCTTCGCCTAGCTGTGCTCGTTGTTCGTCGGCCCACTTGTCGTCTCGGTCTGGGTGCTCGCGCCAGAATGCACGAAATGCCTTGAAGCCGTTGATGCCCAAGCCATTGGGTCTGGGGTTGCCATACTCATCTTCAATCTTGTTGGCACCTTTCCAAATGAACGCAAACTGGTCTTCATCTGAGTTTGGGGTTGAAGTAATAATTGCCTTACCACCAGTGCTTAGTGTAGGAGTAATAGAAGTCCAAAACTCTTTGGCAATTGTGGGTCGCACAAACGCAAATTCGTCCAGGTACAGCAAGGTAATACTCATACCACGACCAGTGTTTTCAGTAGTGGTCTGACTGACAATACGACTACCGTTGTCAAACTCTAACGAACCTTTGTTGTAACTTGTGGCGCCAGCACGTATGTGGTTAGGGCACAACTCATAAGCATATCTTATACGTTGCATGATCTCTTGTGCGCCTAGATATTTGTGTGCGGCAATGAGAATTGTTGAGTCTGGCACAAACATAGCATACCACAGCAGGTAACCAGCTGCTGATGTAGATTTGCCAGTTTGTCGTGGCATCAACGAGATTGAAAAACGATTGTTATGGTAGTTGTCAATCAGCCGCCGTTGATACTCAAACGGATGATACAACATCTTGCCGCGCACAGGATGTTGAATGTAGAAAAAGTTGTCAAGAAAATACATCGGACCGTTGACGGGATCCGCACATCTTGCAAATTCTTCTAGCTCTTGCTCAGTAAAAGTTTCTTTGCGATGTGGTGCTTTGACCAGTACAGTGTCAAGTGTGCCTTTCATGCCAATCATTTAATATTTTCTCCGCTATAATTTTATGTGCTTGAGGGCCACCGTGCATGTAATCTCTAGCATATTCAATTTCCTCACGTGACTGAGTCATATAGTCATTGCTATCTACTATGCAACACCAGACATTGTGTTCTTGAGCCAATTGAGTAATGGCCAATCGGTTTCGTTTTGCTTGCAACCTTTGATTTTCTTCATTCATGAACCAGTTGGTCAAAAACACATCAGTGTCTTTGTAATATTTACTCAAACTGTGTGGTATAAACACTTCAGCTGGTATACTGGCCGCCGGATCCATGAGCAATTCAATTCTATGCCAAGGTGGCACCAACATACACACTGCTTTGGGTTTTAATCTTTTAATCCAATACTCAGCCAATCTAAAACAGGTATCTGCACTAGAGCCGGGCCAGGCAATATTGGCAACTTTTAATCCCAGCGCCTGACCCACCAAAGTTGGCCACAAGTCTTGTATCGGTAAACCAATGCCCATGGTGTAACTGCAACCCATGGCCAATATCCAGTCCCCGGGCACAAATTCCTCAGAGCGAAATCCTTGAGTATTAAAACGATAGGTAATGGCACCAGGCTGATCCCAACCTTTGTCGTGAAAGTACTGCCGATGCTTGCTGTCTTGCATGAGTTTGTCAAAATTTTCTTTGGTGTCAGTAGGCAGCCATTCAAGCTCAGTACCAGCTAAATTTTTTCCAGGGTGCCAAGGTGGTCGTTCAAAAATCATGATATTAACTCCGAAAGCTTGGGCCACAGTTGTGGAAAGGTCACTGTTTTTTTCAGTTCTTGCTCGATGTTTTTGTGCCAGTCAAGTGTGCGACACTCATATCTGATGTTTTCAAGATAGCTAGTATCTAACAGTGTGCGACGATAACGCAACAGTGCGTCAGTGCTCATGCCTGGCCGCTGGCCATACTTGGCCACGCACTTATCAATCTCTTCCACAGCTTCTAATCTGGCCTTGGCTGGCTGGCGGCGTATATCTAATTCCCAGGGATGATTGAGTTCGCACCAAAAAATATCCAGTTGCTGTTGATCGCAAAAATCATAGTATTCAACAAGATCCAGTGCACAGTATATTGAATAAGCAGGGTGAGCCCACACAAACTGACGATCTTGTTTGAGTTGCGCAATATTTTGCACAAACTGATCCCAGTCAGCACCGTTACGTACATATTCAAATTTTTGTTTGTCAGCATTGTCAAAGCTGATCATCCATCTAATATTCTTCCACTCTCGCAGTTCTTGATAGATGGGGTTTGACGCTATGTCTACACTGAGGTTGGTTGTTACCATAGCATTGACTTTGTTACAATCCAAATGTTTCAAGAATTCTAACAATCCTTTTTGCAACAATGGTTCGCCGCCGCCTAAACTGAGTCCACGTATGGTATGTCCGTGTGTTTGGGCTAGTTCAATTAGATCTTGATGTTCGTTCTTGACATGATTTATAGGTATGCGTTTGACACTTTGCCAGGCTGTAGACGTTTCTGGATTACAATACACACAGGTAAGATTGCAAAGATTACTCCAGTTAACCACAATGTGTTCTAGACCAAACCAGTCAATGTTGGCATCAATTTCAGCAGCCGACTTAGCACTGAGTTCACGCACTGTACGTCCGCTGCTGCCAGTAGTGTCTTCTAGACGCTTGCACCAAGTGCAGGCTTGATGCCATTTGCCTTGAGCCATGGCTGTTTTTAATTCCTGCAAGGGTTGGTCAAGCAAAATTTCTTGTATGGGTTTTTGTTTGATGTTGCCCAGTTCATAACCCGAATGCATGCAAGGAAACACTAGACCAGTTTGATCAATATTGAGACTGGTCCAAGGTGCTGAGCAAAATGTGGGACTTTGTGTAATCATAATTTCTCCGATAGCCAGCTGTAACTGCACAGCCTAAAAGTATTGATGGGTACTGGCGTTAACATAGCGTGCCATTGTAAATGCCTAGTGCCGCAACTGTCTGGTGTGTTTATCATGATATAGCCAGAGTTAGGTTGCATGGGAAACTGATACCGCAAAGTCTCGTCATTTTTGTAGTGATAGAACGCGGTGCCCAATCTACTGTCTGCTCCAATCCAAGTCAGCTGCATTGCTCCTGGCAATTCACCATCAGTGTGCATGGCGCAGGTGAACCCTGGCTCGTCTAACCACCAGGCTGTGCCTTGATAGCCATTGAGTTTTCGGCCGATGCCTTGTTCAATGTCGGCTATGTGTTGTTCAAGATACTGATCCCATTCACTTATCCATGACAGCGCACAATTGTCAATCCGACGTCTGGGCCAAGATTCTTGGCCTTCTTGACGTTGCCAAGGCATATTCAGCCAATCAGTTTCTAAGATTTTGTCCACCAATGATTGCGGAACCAAATCTATGATTGCAAACAAATTGTGATCTTGATCAACTGGTGTTATTTGCATAGGAATGCCAATTCTGGCCACAGTCGTTGAAATTCACCAGCTTTGTCTGGATGATACTTAGACTCATTGTCGTGTATGTGTCGCCAAAAATCCATGTCAATTTTGCTGACTTTGTCTTCATTCAATCTATTGCGATAAGTGGTCAGTGCATTGTCAAAGAACTGACGTTCAGCGGGTGTAGCAATGTTCATCTCATAGAATCGTTCAATCTCTGCTATGGCTTCTCGTGCAACACCTGCACCATGCAAAAATGGATCAAGGTATTCAGGCTGAAACAAGTTTTGCCACAGCACTGTGGTACCTGTTTCTTCAGCAAACTGTCGTAGTTCGCAGATGCGTGTAGCATTGTAGATGTTGTACACAGCATGAATGCCGCCCCACTGTCCTTGTGTGGTCATTAGATGTTTGATCTTTGAAAGATTCTCTTTGATCAACTCCCAACTGGCACCGTGTCGCACATACTCCACTCGTTCGCCTGTGTTGTCAAAGCTCATGCTCCAACCAACTCGGTTGCGAGTTGATAACTTTTGGAATATCTTGTTTGAATCTAAGTCCACGTTCAAGTTTGTGATTAGTGTAACTATAGCATCTTTAGGTATAACGTCCAGCAGTCTGTTGTTTTCTGGCAGCAACAGTGGCTCACCGCCCACCAGTGCTACTTCGTGTATGTGTTCATAATGCTGTTCAATGAAGTCGCATACACTATCATAATAGGGCCGGGCACCTGACTTGAATGGAATGCCTTTGAGGCTGGCCCATTTTGAACTGCATGCTTCGCCGCAGTAATTGCAACTCAAGTTGCATGTAGTATTCCAACGCACATCCACAATCACAGGATAGTGATACTGATCTCCGGCTGTGGTATAGTCAAAGTTGGGATTCACATTGTTGTGCCACTGGCGTTCAGAATCTGCACCAAAGCGTTCGGCTCGCACACAGTTAGAACAGTATTCGTGTGGCTCACCTTTGGCCAAACTGGTGCGTATCTCTGTCATGAGATTGCTATTAAGTATTTGCTCAATGGTTTGGGTATTGAGGTTGCCCAGCATGTTGGGGTTGCCAGCACAGCAGGTTTTTACATCGCCTCGGGGATTGATATGCAGGCCACGCCAGGGGGCAGCGCAATAAAATTCTTTCATCCCGTATTTACGGGCGTTTTAGTTGCACCAAGAAGTTTTAGCTTCGCCGTAGTATTCTCGGGCAAACCCGTTGGCAATAAGCATTTGACGTAGACTTTGTCCGTTTAACAAGACATCTCCTAGCACACGGCCACCATACTTGTCCCAGTCCATGAGCACTACTTGTCGTTGTGACGCCTGAGCAACGGCTGCTTTAGTAAAGGCCGAGGCTGCTTCGCCACGCTGTGCTTCACTAGCACACTGAGCGCGGAATCCTTTTTCAGGAGTGTCAACACCAAAAACTCTGATTGAGAGTTCGGGCTTGAGAGGTGCTGGTAGAAAGGGTGCTTGAAAAGCCACTGTGTCACCGTCTATGACTCTAGTGATCACAGCGTCATAGGTCACACCAGGTCGTTGTTTGGGTTGTGCAACGGCCAAGCAAGGAACGATCAACAAGAGTAGTAAGAGTTTTTTCATATTGATATTAAGTGTAGTAAACAATTTCACCCGTGGTAGGATTGTAGGCCATTTGATAAAATCCTGCAGGCAATCCGCTAGATCCACCGTTTCTGATACCAGCAGCAATCTGTGTTAATGCGCCTGCACTGTTGCCAATGTATACCTGATCAGTACTTTGGTCAACTACCAGTTCGCCAGGTCTGGCATTACCGTTGTAGCCTGCTAATGTCACTTGTGCATTGTCTTTCATCACAGCACGAGAGATGCCTGTGATGTCTGCGTAGGGTGGTGGTGTATTGGCCATTGGTTAGTTCTTTAAAATTTTAAGCGTAAACTGCTGAGGCATAGATGTTACCAGTGTCACCGTCAAGACTGTAGTAGGTAATTACTGCTGTGCTTTGTTGTGCAACCACAAGTGTATTATCACCTTGCATGTTTACACTGCTAATGCCTGCAGTGATAATGTCAGTATCAGCACCAGAGGTATTGGTGGCAATAAGTGTAATTACTCTGCCAGCAACAATATTGCTGAATGCCACTGTAAAAGCATCAGAAAAAGTGCATTTGACAATGTCGTCTGTGGTAACATTCAATGTCAACGTGGTGCCAGTTACAACACCTGCATTACGAATTGAGTGAGTAACCAAACCAGTGTAGTTGGTGGCTGCTACATTGCCACCAGTGATATTGCCTGTAGCACTGATTGTGGTTGACGCAGTCAATGATCCAGTTGATGTAATGCCCACTGTGGTTAAGTTACCACCAGTGATGTTACCAGTAGCTGATACTGTGCCAGCAGTGGTAAATTTGGTAGCTGTGATGCCGTTGGCCACTGTGACATTGGCCACATCTACTCTGGCACTTGCTGCCGATCCAATGGCTGTGACAGTAAACGTGATTGACGAACCTTGTGCTGTGGCTGTTTGATTTTCCAATGCTGTGGTACGAATCTGTGCCATGGCCACGTTGCCCACGTTGCCGCCGCCAAGATTTGTGGCCGCAGTTGAGTTGATTCGTAACACATCTTGTCCAGCTAGGACCTGCGTGGGCACAGCAACATTGCCGTTGTATCGACGACCTACAATACTGGAATATTCACCATTGCCGTCTATATAAAAGCGAGTCGGTATCCCAGGATTTCCTGTGAGTTGTAGCATGGCACCAGAGGCGCCTGGGGCAATGTAATTGCCTGTGGAACTTCCAATGATTTCTATACCACCTTCAATGGGATCTTCGGCTGGCACTAAAATTCTCAATTGTCCGTCACTCTTGGCTCTAAAAAAAGGTTCCGTAGATGGAGGAAATCCGTTGGGTTTGTAGAAGTTTACACCGCCAATGAGATTGATATTGCCTGTACCATTAGATACCAAGTACATGGCTTCATTCTCATTGACCATGCTCAACTGATTTACGTTAGCATAAAAGTCTCCAAAACTAACAGGCAGACCAGCCGAGTCAATTGTGAGCAGACCAATGTTAGAAATGTTAATACCCGGTCCAGGTGCAATACCGCCAACTTTGTTATTAGCAGCAGGGGATATGTTGCCTAACACTGTGAGATTGCCTGTAATAGTTGCTGTATCTAAAACAATGTTGGCAGTGTTGGCCAAACTCACAGGAGTTCCGCCTGGCGTATTAGCAGTGTTAACGTAAAATGCGTTAACATCAGGATTCCACCACAGTCGATCTTGCTGACCCACATAGGTCTCAGCGTTGGCGTTGTTGTCTCGGCTGGTAAAAAGGTTCTGGATAAAGCTCATCGCAGACTCCTTAATTTTCTAACGGTTCGTCGTCGCTGAGTTCGTGTGTGACAAATGCATTTACTCCGGCAGCTTTTTTCATGCGTTCTAAAGCATCAGTTTCGTCAGTGCTCATGGGAGTGACTTTGTGATTTGAAGCTTCAGGATCTTTGTCAATGTTGGCAGCATTTTCGTCAAATTCGTTTTCAACGCCTACTGCTTTTTTCAGCAACTCGTACTTGCCTTGCAAGGGTGGCAAGAATACATCTGTTGGCACTGGAACCAAATCTGAATTACCAGGCGGGCTGTGCGAATGTGCTACTTGCTGTGGTTGCGATTTTGCGTCAATCATGTCGGCCATTTGGCGTAGTATTTCTGCTGCTCTCATCTTGGATATCCTTTGAATGCTTTTATTGGGCTTGTTTTGTCTACAAAGTCTGGCTCTGTACTAGTGGGAGTAGATACTAGTCGTTTGCCGCCAGGGGTTTTGGTCATTTTTAATGCAGCGTCAATTACCTTGTCGACGCCGGGTACCATGCCGGCTATGACACCGTGTTCGCCAAATGCTGTTTCATCGTGCCAGGCTGGCATACGATCATTTACACCATCTTTTCCATGATCACTTCTTGCTCGAGCAATGGCCACACCAAATCTATAATTGCGATAGGGATCAGCGGCACTGAGTCCAGGGATTACATAAGTGTAACGCATAGGGTCTGCTTGCTCTGATGGCAAAATAGCTGCTTGTTCAGCAATGAATTCACGAGCTCTCATCGCGGATACCCTTTGAATGCTTGCATGGGACTGGCAACATTTACAGCAGGATGTTCTTGGCTGCGCATGTCACCATGGTTGAGATCATGGTGTTTGCTACCCACGGCTTTGTAAGCCAACTTCAACATGTCAGCTTCTTCTTGAGTGTAAGGTGCTGCCACATCGTTTCTACCAGCCCAGCTTTCGGCATCAATTTCATTTACAAATTCTTGACCATCATTGCTGGCCACAGCCATCATGATACGATTGAGTTCATAGATACGGTCAGCAAACTGACCATCGCGAAATTTATGCAAGCCGCGAGTGGCATATCGCAGACGATTGCTGATATCGCCAACTTTTTTCTCTGCCAAAAATTCGCGAGCTCGCATGATCAGCTGCCGCCACCAATCACTCCAGATGTGGCTGAACTGGCTGTTCCAAGCTCAAGTGCAGTGAATGTTCCTGAGCACACAACAGTGACTTTGTTACCTGATCCCGCATACAGCTGGTATACAGTGTTAGCTGGAATATTAAATGGCACATTATACAAGTTACCAACTGCGGCGGCTGTGCCCAATGCAACTGCATACACTTGCACCCAGGCATTGGCTGCGTTAGTGGTAATTTCTAACTTGTCAGTGTACACTGTGGCATTGCTCAGTGATGTGTATACATTGGCCATTATTTGCTATCCTGATTGGGTTGAATCACCACAGGTTGAAACAACTCACGTGTTTGATGCAACACTCCAGGAATTTCCACTGGTTGTTGCTTGTACCCACTGGTAGCAGGACTGTGAGGATTCTGCTGGGTGGGTGTGTTTAAATTTTCATTGTAAGGTTTGTATGTCATAGTTTACCCCTTGTAGGCTGTCCAAAGATGACTCAAGTCAAGAATGCTTTCTTCAACTTTTTTGTCTTCTTTGTCTTTGACAGCTTTCTTCATGGGCTCTTTTTTGTCGCCATCTTTGTCCATGTCCAAGAAGTCTGGCTTTTTGCCTTCTTTGATACCGGCCATTTCACGCAAACGTGCCAGTTCATCTTCTTCGTATGTGTGTTGACGTTCTTCCTGGCTAGCAATCACAGGCACAGTGGTCTGACCAGTTGACTTGGGCCCGTTCAATCCACCACTATACATCATAGAATCTTCTGTACCTTCTTTGTCTGTGGGCCAGTCTGGTGCGTTTTCATCAATCTCTTTTTCAATGTCACCACAGCCGCAATCGCCGCTGCCACAGGTTGGGCAAGAAACTTTACTGCCCATGTAGCTGCCTTCGTCATCGCCACCGCCAAGACCTGCGTTTTTCAACAGCATGCCTAATTTAAGTGCATCTTCGTCAGACGCTGTGATGGTCAGGCTCTTGCCACCTTCTGTGGAGTCACTCATGTTCACGCTCATGCTTTCGGCAATCATGGCCTCAAGATCACGATTGATTGAATCATAAATGCCTTTGCCAAAACTAAATCCACCTTTGCTGCCACCAGAAGTGGCAGGTGCTACAGAACCTGCTGTGGTGCTAGACTCTTCGGTTTTTTCTTTCTTGGCTTCAGATTTTTTCTTCTCTGGCAAACCTTTGTGTTTGGTACTTGCAAAATCTTCAGCATCTTTTTTCTTCATGGTCTTGGCAACTTTGCCAACTTCTTTGCTGGGAGCTTTTTCACCTTTTTGTGTGGCATGCACCATGCCCATAAAACGTTGTTGTGCTTTGCTTACTGCTTTTTCGTCAAGCTCTTCAGCACCTGCGGCTGCTTTGCTAACTTTATAGCCGGCTTTTTTCAACACGGCCATGGCCTGTTTGACGTCGTCGCTTTCGTTGTCACTTTCGTTGGTTTTCTTTTGCCATGTGGTACGATCTGATTTGCGAGATTTTGCAGTCACACGTTCTTGTGATGGTCCGCTAGCTTTCTTGGGACGACCACGACCGCGTTTTTCTCCTGATGCTGGAGTATCATCACCAGTGTCAGTTTCACCAGTTTTGGAATCATAGCTACGTGTGTGACGAATGCCAGTGGCAGTCTTTTCAATTTCGCCTTTGTGACCTTTGATCTTTTCGCCAGTTTTCATTTGCCCACGTCGACGATCGACGTCTTTAAGCATGTCATCCCAGCCTTCGTCAGTTTCTTGTTTGCCGCCTTTGCGCAACATAGCAAAGTCGTTAGCGTCTAGTTTGCCGTTGTGATTTTTGTCCAATTTCTTTTGACCGCCACGCAGTGCGCCCTTCATGGCTTCTGCGGCTACATCGCCTAGCATTTCGTCAACTTCTTTTTTGGCACCAGCAATCTTGTCAGCAAAAGTAATTTTGTCTTTGGGCTCAGCAAGTGCAGCAAAACTTTTGGCCTTAGTTGGTGACATTTTTTCTTTAACTTGCTTGGGATTGGGTTCGGCGCCTGGCTTCATACCAGTTTGTGGCACACCCATCTTGCGTTGCAAGTCACGCATCATGTCAGCATCGTCGCCGTGGCCCAGTTTGTTCAACACAGCGCCGCCAACTTTCTTGGCCATACCGCCAACTTTCTTGGCCATGTCTCTCATGCCTTCTTCCATGTTGTTATCTAGACCAATTTTATGCGTAGCCATACTGTGCTGTGCATTACGATAACGCTCTGACGGGCCTCCAAGTTCAGGACGGTCGCCAGGCTTAACTTTTGAAAGTTCTTTCTTCATGATCCCTCTGTGAGCATCAACCGCAGATTGTCGATCAGCAGGATTCTTGGTAATGTTGGCTTTTAAACCTTTTAACTTAGCACCAGCAGTTGCCATCATGTCGCCCATGCCTTCGTCTACTTCTTTGTTGTCATACTTGTCGTACTTGTTGCGAATTGGGTCTAATGCTTTGCCTTCACGGCCAGCTTTGGCCAAGGCTTCCATACCTTCTTTGCCGTACTTTTCATAGCCTTTGGCCGCACGGCTCATGTCACGTTCATTTAACTGCTTGTGAGTGAGTTCAGGAGTGGCGCGGATCTCGTCCAGCTTTTTGTTTAAGTTGTAAAAAAATGTCATTTCAATTATCCTCTTGGGTTGGCGCCGGTAGCAGGCTTGGGTTGACGCTTGATGTTGGTCATGGGGCTCTTGTTGCCCTGGGGAATCTCATTTGTAGTTTTAGCAGGGGGAGTCTTTTCTCCAGCAATGGTAAAATCACTACGGTAAGCATTTTTCAACACAGCATGATCATACGGACCAGTTGAGTAGTCTTTTTTCAGTGCTCGCTGAGCAGCATCAGGTGCTGGGTAGTCTGTGTCTGCTAACAGGTCTTTGTTTTCAGATTCAATCTTGTCTGCTTCGTCAACCAAGCCATCAACATGAGCTTGCGTTTGCATGACGATAAGATTGGGATCACCACCTAGCATTTGAAACAACTGTTTGATCTGCGGTTCAATAGCAGGATATTTAAAACTCACATCAAACATTGTCACAGCATCATTCTGATTGTTCGGAAAGTCTGTGAGAATTTTTTGTATGGGTGTGGTCTTGGCATCGCCCAACTTGGCTGGATCAAATTGATTCAACTTTTGTTTGAGTTCACGTACAAGGCCATCTGGAATGCGACCGCACATCTTGATACGATAATCGTATGTGCGCTCGCTTTCTGCTAGATATTTGGCAAATGGTTTCATGTCAGGTTCCTGTTCAATATTTATTCTTTTTGCGCTTTTTGGTTGTTAGCACCAATAATACGTTCCAACAGTTCGTTACGACTCAACACATGTCCTGTGCC